GAGTAACTGGTGTTACAGCAAAATCAGAACTTGATGTGCCAGTTATTTTAAATATTCTGTCTTCACCAAATATAAAAAGTTCTTCACGGAAAACTTTAAGTCCAACAATCGTTGTATCAACTTTTATTGTTCCTGCCCCAGTATTAAAGTCATCTTCTGCAAATGGGCCAGAAAATATTACGCTAGATACAGCGTTTGACATGCCCGCATAGAACATGTGATTTTTAAATGATGCTACAAACTTTGGATTTGTTGGAGCAGTTCCACCATCGGTTGCATTTATTATATCAACGTTGAACGATGTGTCAATAGAAAAAGCCGCATCTCCGCCAGTTGCTATCATTATTTTTTCTGTGCCGTTATAATTATAACGTTCAAAATCATATCTAAATGATGTGCTTTTACCTGTAACTACAGATGTCCATGAGCCACTTGTGCCTGCACGAGATATTGTGCCTCCTCTAGCCGCTAGCACTATATCATTAAATATAGCAACCATATCTACAATCTCACTAGATGCAGATACTTGTGGTACAATATTGCTATTGTAATGTGTTGTACCTAGCATTTTTTTGTAACCACCTGCAATGTCTGGTTCAAAGTTGGTTAGTTGTAGAGCCTCACCAGGTCTCATTGAAAATACATCTTTATTTAAAACTAGACCTCCAAAACAACTAACAACTGTAGGTGTTATTTGTGAAGTATTTGGCACTACATAACTCCTTTACCATAGTAACGTAGATTTACTCTATCATCACGCATGTATTCTTGTTTAGTAACTAAATCTGTTCTAAGTCTGTCTAACCCTTCTTCATACTCTTTTTTAGCTATCATTGCATGTTCTGGGTCAGAACGTAAATTGTATGTAAAATAACTTGCTCTTGATACAATTAAATCTGCATATCTATCATCTAAATCTGGTTCGTCAGTAGAAGCTGATAGTTCTGTATGCTCTTTATAGTATTCGTAGTTTATTTCGTAATCACTTCTATCTGGCACAGGTGACAATCCTAATTTACCACTTTGTGTTTTATATATAAATCTAGGCTCGCCTTGCACAGAACTTAAATTTAATTTATCTCTTTCTGCGTATTGTCTTACGTAATCATCATATGAAATATATTTTAATCTTTGTACACCTATATTTCTAGATACTCTTACATAATCAACATCAAGATTAGTTGTAGTAACTGTATTATTTAATGTTATAAAAGTTGTTTGTGCTGTTGCAGTAAATGTAGTATCTAATACTGCACCTTCTCCAAAGTCTTCCACTGTTACTGTTGTATTTAAATTTTGTGTTCCTTCAGCCGCAGTTCCTACTTGTACTTTAAGAGCCGCACCTACACTGTTAGAATCAAATACTCTAAGTTGTAATCTATATTGTTGATTAACAACTGTTGATATAGATTGATGTGCCGCAAAATCATTTAATCGTAATCTACCATTACCACCACTGTTGTATGCCGCACTGCCGCTTCCTGCTATTGTAGTCCAACTACTAATGTCAGAAGTAAACTCACCATTAGTTATTAACTCTTTTGGTTTTAAATAGAATGTATCCCAATCTATTTTACGCCATTGTGCATCTCCTGTTTGTGGTGAATTAGCTGTAGGTAAATCGTATTCTCTTTGACCTGCATTAGTAACTTGTATTGTTTCTTTATGTAAACTTGGTAACTCTTCTAGTTCATTATAGATATCGTGCAATGCTCTATTAGTAAAATTTTTTACAGAAGTTTGTATACCACGACTGCTACTAAAGTTAGAAGAGGTTAACTCTACTTCGTTTAGTGCATTTAAAACTCTATTGCATAATACTAGATATGTTGCCATTATATTCCTAATTTTAAATTGTTAAATCCTTCTATTGGATATGCATCAACCTCAAAACATAAAGAATCAAAGTGAGCATCATAGTCTCCTTGACTATTAGCGTACGCTCTAAATTGTTCTACATATAATTGAGTAGATGATAAACATGTATCCATGTCTGGATATAAGTATCCTTGATACTTTACCGATGGCCAATTAGGCATCGAAGTTATAATTATTGCCATGACGACTTTAATCATGACTAAATTCTAGCACAATTAATATTTATATCTTCTAATAATTTTATAATTGTTTCTAGTTTTTCTTCTATTAATTCTATTCTTTCGTATAATTCATCTTGGCTATCTTCAAAAAATTCAATCTTTTTTTGACTAGCTGTCATATTCCATTCAGTCATATTTTTTTAAATATTTACAAGGTTTGTTATCATGTAGCCCACAACACTGACCACACTGGGTACATTCACCTTTATATTCTTGTTTATTTTTATCCCAGATAAATGTGCATTCTTCAAAACCCATTGGTCTCATTGTATTATCTGAACACAATTTTGGGGGCCAAAACATTACTTCTAATTTGTTTTTAATTATAAGTTTTGTATTAGGGTTTCCTGGAAAGTAATCTTTTGTTAATCCCAGTTTAGATGATTCCCAACAACCATCTGCGTTATTTGTAGAGCTAAATCTTTTTTCTATATCGTTGTATACAGAACAATAGTATTTAGCCATGTAATAAAGGGGGCACTAGGCCCCCTAATATATTATAAATTATGAGCTGTTAGAAGCAGTTTCGTCTGAACCGCTTACATCACACATTACTGCCCACACTCTTAGTTTACTTGCGTTATCAGTTGCACCTAACACTTTGACATCAATTGTGTCAGCAGAACCATATACATGGCCTACGTTTGAAGCGTTAGCTACTTGAGCACCATGGCCTGTAGACGTTGAGTCTAGACCATCAATGTATCTATCTACATCGCCGCCATCACCTACGTCAAGTGTTACACTTGATGGTGAAGCAGTTAGTACTTCAATTCCTGCATTGATAACAAGAGTTTCAGCAGGTACGTTTAACACCTGTACTACATCGTTAGCCGCAGGGTCGAACAGTGATAAATCAACTGTGTTTTCTACCCAATAAGGCTTTCTTCTAGTAGAAGGATGTCCTGCAGTACCGCCAGTTACTTTACTGTAAGTTGTCATTTAGTCCTCCTATTAATCTATTAGTAAGTGTCTTGCGATAAGAGCTTCCGTACGAAGCACTTTTCTACCAAATATATGCAAACCTCTTACGATGTCCGCAAATGAATCTGGGTCTCTAACTACTTCAGTTTTTGCAATTTGGTTTGCAGTAGCTGTTGAAGACATGTGTCCAAACATTACTTTAAAATAGTTAGAAGTTGATGATGCCGCAAAGTTATTGGTCATATATAATCTAAAACCATTAACTAAACCGTCCATGACGTTACCATTTCTCAATGGTGAAGTTGCGTCACCAGTAACAGATGCATCCATTAGTTTTGCACTAGCTTGTCCAAGCTGTTCGTAAAACTCTGGAGTTCCTAAGAACCATCTGTTATCTGTTGGTACGTCTGCCGCATGTAATCTTTTAGCAGAGTTTGCTAAAATATCTGTTGGGTCAGTTTCTGAAGAACCGAAACCTGTGTCAGTTCCAGAACCGTCTGAACCTACAGTGGTGCCTGCACCCGAAAACATTGCCGCAATTACGTTTTCATCGTATGAATCTTTTAGAGCATATGCTCCAGAAGAAGTAGCCAAAGCCTCAAAGTTAATATGAGATTGTCTTTCTTCGATATCGTCAACTTTAAATGCAAATGCATTAGCCTGGTCTACAGTAAGTTGGAGTTGGTCATCAGCCAAATTTTGGATGTTGATTTGTCCACCTCTTGTGTATGAGCTTACTGTAATTGTTGGCTCTTTAATAATGTTAACTGTGTCTCCGAAATTTTCAATCTCTCCTGCATAATCAGTATTAGTAATATCTTCTACTACTGATGCAGTTCTAAAGAACTTCTGGACTTTTTGGCTATAAATAATCGGTAAAAAATTACCCGATGGTAGGTTATCATAACCTGCCGATTTTGATATTGCCATGTTGTCCTCCTATAGACAGTTAAAGATTAACCATTGACAATTCTACCTTCCTTTCTAGCTAAGTCGATATCTTTTTCATACTTTGCAAATTGTTGTGGTCTTAACTTAGCTATCTCACTAATCTTCCACACTTTTTTGTTTGAAGTATCTACTTCACGTTTACTAGTCGATGTAACAGATTTAGATGCCTCTAACGATTTAGCAGTTTTCTTTTTACCATATC